GCACTGCTCTGTTAAATAATGCGGACTCTCGATAAAGTTTATCGGCTTTCTTAAACTTTTTTAATATTTCTTCTGTTTTTGCGTACCTCTGGTTCATTGTTTTCATGGGGGTAAAATTAATTATTATTTTTGGTTAAGTCAAGTTAACGTGCTAATTTATAACGATTCTAAATTAGTTAAGCATTATTTCCATCAGTCGTTTTAGCTTACTTTCGTTCCAGATTTCGTATTCCAGCAAAACCCGGTAACAGTCTGAATATTTAATCATGCAACCGAAACTGAAAACAAGATCGTTCTTTGCTGTCATTAGCTGATATTTTATGCTTAGGGTGTTTAGGAATATGAGTGAGGTCATAATATTGCTGTTTTTGCCACAATTAAGCTTGCTGGTTGAATTATCGTATCAAATTCATAGTAAGATACCGTTTTGATAGTGTCGTTCGTCTCAGGGCTTATTTTATGCATTTTTCAATTAGGTCTTTTTGGGACTGGGTTAATTCGGGTTCCTGTACGTTTTCGGTTCTGGTGTACGAAACTAAATCTTGCACTGTAAAGATACCACATTTCTTACACGGAAACTGCATTGGGTCACGCTTTAGAATATTTATCATCTCGTTAAATCTTTCTGCTGTGTCCGTTTTGGTTCCATCGTCTGTGTATGTGAGAATCGTTCCGCATTTTCGACATTTGGTTTCAAAGGTTAGGTTTTCCATTAGAAATAGTTTATGTAAATTGATACTGAGAGAATAAACGCAATTATGAGAGTGCGCCAGTCGATCAAAAAGAGTAATAGTTTTTTCATGGTGGTAGTTGGTTTGGGTTATTTATTTTTGTTTTTCAATAAGCAATTTAAATTCATCGAGTTGTTTTTGTCTTTCCTCTCTGATATGGCTACACTCGTTGAGACAATATTCCCAATCATCATTTCCGGCTTCGGAATATACACCTTTGTAGATATTGCTTTCAATTGTCTCAAGCCTATCAGCTTCATACTCCAATTCTTGAAGTATAATCACCATCATTTTAACTATTCTTGCATTTTTCATATTTGGTTTTTTTAAAATGGATTTAAATTTTCTTGTTCTCCTGTAAATTCGTTTGATGTTCCGGTAAATGCTGTATATTCAAAATCCCTGTTCGGCTCAATCTGTTGTAATACGGTTTTGACTGGTTCGGGAATAGTTGTCGGGTGTAGGTAGTTTTCATTATGCCATTCGTGAATAGATGAATTTACGTTCTCATATCTACCGTTGTTATAATTGTAAGTTAAATTAGCAGCTCCACCTTCGCCTAAATGCTTAAACTTAACTTTCATAACCACAAATTGAGTGGTATGATTTTCAAAGTTACGGTAAACACACATTCCAAAATCACATTTGTTGTAGAAATTTGCGGAACCATTGATGTCGTAAAGCGTAGGCATTGCATAACTTCCGTTGTCTTTCTTTTCCATCTTTCTTGGGTGTGCGACTAGAATTATTAAAACGTTATACTTTTTACAGAACGTTGTTAATTTGTCTAGTAACTTGCTGATGTATTCAGTTTCGCTATCACCCCTGTCCCTCATGTGTTCAATTTTGTTGTAAGGGTCGATAACTAAAATTTTAATGCCTCGTTTCTTAACCAGATACTTTGCCTTAGTCAGAATATTATCAACACTCATATCATCTTCGGGGTAAACAAAAAAGAAGTTTTCGCTGATATAATCAAACGATTCCTCAAACTCCGGAAAGCTCATCTGCCCTTCCTTGAAAACCTTTCCTATTAACTTGCTTGCGAGTTTTGAATAAAATGTTTCTACTGGATAATTCTCAGGACTGAAATAACCAGCTTTCCATCCGTGTAAAACGTTTAGTCTCATTACAATATAATCCACCATTTCGGATTTACCGTGACTTGGTACGCCTGTAACTACTGCAAGCCTGGAAGTTTCCCATGTTATTAAATCATCAATTTCAGGAACTCCAATTGTCTTTCCTCTTTGTAGCCCATTGACAAAAAGGCTATAAATTGCATCGTAGTGATTATTCAGGTTGACTATACCGGAGACAGGTATCTCATAGGCTGTTTTAAGTAACCCGGCTAAATCAAATGCTGTTTTTTTACAAAGAAATTCATTGGCATCTTTGAAGTCGCCAAATAGAACAATAGCACATTTTTCCTGACCGAATCTTCTGATAAGTTCCTCTCTTAATTCAATCCCTTTTAAATCGTTATCCGTTGCAAGGTATATTTTCTCTACGGTGTCAAATAGGTCTATGTAATTATCAAGATATTCAAGGTTATGACCACTTGCACCGTTTGGAACGGATATACAATTTTCAATTCCTGATTCAATAAAACTTAAACAATCAATTTCTCCCTCTACGATAACAATTTCCTTTGCATTTTTAAGCGCGTTAATGTTATAGAAAATCAATTCAGCACCAGAGACAAGTTTAAAATCCTTTTTTGCTGTACGGTATTTTATGTTTACAAGTTTTTCATCAAGATAAAACGGAAAACAGATAACCGGCTCAATCTTATCTGACTTTTCGGATTGTGGCATATACTCGCTATCCGAGTACACTTTCATTTTGATAAGCGTTTTCTGACTTATCATTCGGGATTCAAACCATGTGAGTGAACCGTCTCTGAGTTTTGTGTTATTTTTATGTTCGGGTAATTTATATTCTTTCTGCTTGTAGTTTGGATCCCATTTTATAAAAGTTCCTCCACAGTGAACACAATTACCTGCGTTCTTTTCCGTGTTAAAAGAAAAAACCTTACTTTTTTTATTCTTGGTTGAGTGTCTATCTGAGCTACATTCAGGACATATCATTTTATTTTCACCTCTGAAATTGGTAATCGTAATTTCATGGTTAAGTCCTGTCTTGGTGTTTAAGATTTTTATTGTGTTCATCGGTAGCATTCGTTTTTTTGTTGATTTATTTTATTTTCATCTTTGAACCAGTTTGCAATTGCTTTCTGTTTCCAGTTAGACACCTGTATACCATTTTTATCTTTCCAATTTCCTATTGAATAATAATCATAGAATTTCTGATAATTACCGAATCCCTTTTCTATAAAATATAATTTAACTTCATCTAAAAAAGGGGGTGTAAATTCTTTTTTATCTTTTTCTTTTATTACCTTTACTTTACTTACCTTTACTTTAGGTTGGTTACAAATCGGTACGTAACTGGTTACATTTTCTGTATTATCTTGATTAGCACGCCATTCCTCAACTTTTTTGCGTGTTTTTTCTTTTTTTATCTTGTACTTTTCACTAAAGTTTAGCAATTGTTTGTTGAAAGTTTCACCATTGTTTGATGAAATGATGCCGATTTCTTCCATATAATTCCAACATTTTTCCAACTTTTTACCCACCCTTAATTGCTTTTTTAACACCTCTGTTTTGACTGGTTTTTCCTGTTTGCCTAATTTTTCGAGTATGACATAAAACAATCCCACTCCCTCATATCCGAACTCAATATAAAGTTCAGCTACCTTTTCATCATCAAACGCAGACGTATCGTGTAGGTAGTATTTCATGTCGTTTTTGGTTTTCTATAATCAATAGTTTTTGTTCCCTTACTTGAATTACATGATTTACAAAGTGGCTGTAAATTATCAATATGGTTAGTTCCTCCGTGAAAAACAGGAATAATATGGTCTATGGATATATTTATATCAGAATCGCAACGCAAACACTTACTTCCGTGCAATTCAAATACCTGTTGTTTTACTTCCTTTTTGTTTGTATAAATGCAAGCCTGTATTCTTTCTCTGTTATTTATTGATTCTAAATATTGAGTATACTTATTCCTAAATTCTTTTAATTTACATCTTTGCTCAGAAAGATCGTCGGGGTCAACTATTTTATATTTTCTTAATCGAGAAAGAGATTCTTGTATTCTATCACAATTTTCATAGTTTATAGTTTCCTGTACTGTTATTTTTTTCCAAGAAAAATACGTGTATTTGGCATAATCATCCAATAAATTAACTCCGTGTTCCTGAAAAACTTCATACATTTTAAGGAATTCTTCATATATTGAAAAGCATCCACTAAAAACAAATCCATTAAACGTTTCTGAATTTTCGATAAAATTTCTAAAATCTTTATTCATTGGAGAGAATATAAAAACCCCCATAAAAAACAAATACCGACAGACCTAGGCTTCTCACGGCCAAACTATCGGTAATGTAATTATAGGGGGTTAGATTATTAAATGACTTTTTCATACGTGAGAATTTAGGTTTTCAGTAACGCAAAGATAGTTCATTCCAAAACTAAATGCAAGTAAAATTAAAAATAAATTATTTATTTAAATCTCTAAGAGTTGATAATGGTTCGCATCCACAAAACTCGCAGTTCTGATAGTAGTAGAATGTCGATCTGTTTTGTCGCCTATGTGTAATTGCAAAATAATGACTACACGGTTTATTCGGGTCTATTTCTGCCAGACGTTTATTTAGATAGTCGAGACACTCTTTTAGATGAACCTTTGTTTTGTCATTTTGTAGTATAAATCTATCGTACAAACCAGAATCTACCAATCCGATTCTAATTTCATTTAACATTTTATTATGCTCGTTGAGTTCATAGACAGTATTGTTTGTTATAGCAACAAGCGTGTCCAATATTTCTTTTTCGTTATTTTCCATTGCTTATTTTTTTGTTTAGATAATCCAGACACTCGTTATTATGTTCGATATTGTTATTTAAATCAATAATCAGATCCCTTAGTTTGTCATTTCGCTGTAAGTTTCCGTCAAGCACGATTTCTTTGGCGAGGTTTTTAATAATCAGCCGGGTTTCTTTGGTG